TACCTGTTTTTAACTTGAATATAAAATCAGGATAGTATCTATGAATACGGTAATCAATAGGTGAACGATAGATAATAGGTATTTCTTCACTAGCCCAAAACTCAACAGCATCATTTTTATCCAAATATACCATCATACGCCTTTCTAATAGTGAACGATATACTATTCTATTAGGATCACCAGCGTACTTTTTAGGGTGTGTAGGTTTGTAAATTCCTTTATAACTTGTTCTCATATCACATATAAATATTACTATTAATCATATAACTATTTATGGCACTATCAAAGGTAGCAAATTTAATTCAAAAGAATTTAGGTAATTTAACAGGTGGAGGTCTGGCTGGTATTGGCGCTGGATTAGTAGGAGGATTATTAGATGGTGCAAAGAATAGTGTACAGACAAATGCCGCTGCTGCTAAAATATTAAACAAATCACCTTTAGAAATAGACGATACAAGTCCTGTGTCGCATATGAAAGAAAATCCATATAACTATGGTACAGTGTATTATCCATCTGATATACAAAATTTAGGTACAGGTCATTATATGCTATTTGATGTTATAGTTAATGATCATACGACATATCAAAATGCATCATTTAAAAATAATAAAATAAGTCCTAACAAAGTTACGAATAGAGTTTTAGGTCAAGATATAGACGCAGCAGCTGTAGGTGGAACATTTTCTGGTTCAACAGTTAAACAAAAAGGTTTTACAGGTAGAGTTGCTACATTAAAAGAAAATGGATTAGAACAAAGTAGAATTACAACTTTATCATCAGGAATTCAAAAAGGTAAAGGTGCAGGTGTAGGAGCAACACATAATAGAGTAACAGATACGATTGTACTATATACTCCTAAAGATTTAAAAACAACTTATCTTGTGAATCACGAAGGTGCTGAAACAGGAATGTTAGGTGATTTAGCAGGAATAGATTTTACATCACCAAGTGATATTGCAGGAAGATTAAAAGAAATTCCAACAAGATTTTTAACTGAAGTTGCTGCTATGGGATTAGCAATTATACCAGGTGCTGGTGATTTAAAAGCGGCAATGACACGTACTACTGGTAGAGCATTTAATAACAATTTAGAAATGGTATTTAAAGGTGTACCAATGAGAGAATTTTCTTATGAATTTGAATTTGCACCACGTAATAGAAAAGAATTAGATAGTGCACAAAAGATTATTAACTTATTTAAATTTCATATGCATCCAGAATTAGGTAGTGGTAATGATTTTATAACACCATCTGAATTTCAAATAACATATATGTATATGCAAAATAGAAATTCATATATTCCTAGAATCAGCAGATGCGTATGTACTTCATTAGAATTATCACACGGAGCAGAAGGCGTATTCAGTACTTTTGCTGGTGATGAATTAGGCGCAGCACCCATATACACAAAAATGTTATTAAAATTTAGTGAAACAGAAATTATGACTAAGAAAACTATTGCTGAAGGATTTTAATGTATTTCTCATATTTTCCAAAAGGTTTATACGATTTAAAAGGTGATGGTAATTATAAACTAGTCACTGATTTATTAAAACGTGTAAAGGTTAGATCAAAAGTTTTAAACGAAGCTAGTTTATATGATTTATACGATATACCAGAAGGCGAGACACCTGAAATGACAGCATTCAAACATTTTGGAAGTACTGCATATCACTGGATTATATTAATGACAAATAATATTACAGATCGTTATTATGGCTGGCCATTGACAACAGAACAATTTGATACCTATGTTGCTGATAAGTACACAAATCCTAACGGCATACATCATTACGAAATTACACAACTTAGCGGCAATACAACAACATCAGGTCCAAGTGACTACAGTATGAAAATTGAAGTAAATTCCACAACACCTAACGCTGTTGCTGTGACTAATAGAGAATATGAGGAAAGATTACAAGACGAAAAAAGACAAATCAAATTATTAAATGTTGCTTACTTACCTGTATTATTAGAAGAATTTGAAAACTTGATGGTTGAATAATGAGTACCATATATGATACACTGGACGCAAGTACCTTAAGAAAACCTGGTGCGTTTTCATTAACAGATATAAATTTAGTATCCTATTCTAGCGCAAAAGGCGATACTGAACCTAAAAGAATTTCAATTGAGACTATGGTCGTAGATTTAAATATCTATGAAAGCATATTCAATAAATGTTTATCCGGTAATCTATTGGTTGTTGACTCTAACAATGTAGTTGGAAATATGCCATTGACTGGCTATGAACGTTTAGAATTTAAATTCTTTACACCATCAAGCTCCAAGGGTTATGATTTTTCAGTTAAATCAGGTAACCCAATGTACATATACAAAATCAGCAAGAGACAAGCTATTAATCCTAGAACGCAAATGTATATATTACATTTTTGTAGTAAAGAATTAATGACGAATGAGGAAGTAAAAGTACAAAATGCACAGACTGATACCTATACGAATATGGTAGCTAATATTGTTACAAATTCAGATTTTTTAAATACTGCTAAAAATATATATGTAGAACCTTCACAAGGATTACACACAGAAGTGTTTGGTAGTGATAGACCTTTTGACGCAATAGAACATTTATCACTTAAAACAATTAGTTCAAAGTATAATAACGCTGGTTATCATTTTTACGAAACTTCTGATGGATTCTTTTATCGCTCATTAGAAAGTATGTTAGCTGTTGAATCAAATACAGCAAGACCCGTACTTGCAAAGTTTAGACCTAAACCAGCCAATATACGTGACGGTGGTAATAAGGATATAAAGAACGAAATGCAAATCGCTATTAAGTTTAAAATCGTAGATCAATTTGATACATTGAAAAATTTAAGAAATGGCGTATATGCAAGTAAACTCATTACACACGATGCAACCTATAAACAGTTTAAAGTACACGATTTTGATTACAATACAGAATATGAACAATCAATGCACACTGAACCAGGTAAAGATGGTATACGTACAGACAATACAGGAATACTGCCGTTGTTTAATAAAGAAGGTAAATTCCTTTCTTCACAATACAATACAAGCAGAATGTTTGCATCGAGTACACAGAAAATACACGATAACACAGAACTTCCAAATCCAAGAGACTATTTACAAAAACGATTATCACAGCGCCTTGCGTTTACATCTTTTAAATTAGAAATTACAGTACCAGGATTTACCGGATTAACAGCAGGAGATTTAATTACTTTTGAAATGCCATCGTTTCAACCTTATGGCGAAGGCAATCCACGTGATAATGACCCTTATATGAGTGGCCGTTATTTAATTACTTCTATACGTCATCAATTAAATCGTAAACAAAATAAACACATAATGATTTTAGAGTGTATGAAAGACAGTGTAAGAAAACCTTATCCTGAAGAAAACGTAGATACATTCACAGGTAAAGAAAAAGAACGTAGAGGTATAATCAATATATACGAATTGGATACAAATACAACAAACGCATTAAACAACTTTTTTTAACCGCAGAGACGCTCGCTAAGACGGCCGGCTAACGGCTGAAAAATATGAGAATATATATACGGCCTATACAGCTACGGTGCCTAAATATACATAACAACTGATAGAGGAGTAAATCAATGATTAATGAACTAAACTTTACAGGTTTCAAAGAAGCCTTGAGAAATATAAAGAAATGGCTCACTGCCAGAAAATGTAAGTGTAAACAAAAATGAATGAAAAAAAGACATTATCGGAACAGCTGAAAGAACTCTATGTTAAATGCCGTCTTGCGACCTTTACGAACAGTGAATACTGGCTTTATGTATGTATTATATTGTTTTGTTTATGGTATTTAAAGGCCGCGTGAGTTTGCGTAGAATAGGAATAAATAGATGTTTATGACGTATGCCGTTGTGTTATTATCGTTCGGCTTTAGCGAGCGTTCGGAGAGAATATGAATGAAAATTTTTTAGGCCAAAACGGCTTTATATGGTTTGTCGGTGTTGTAGAAGATCGGCAAGATCCATTACGTATCGGCCGTGTGCGTGTAAGAGTGCTTGGTGTACATACGGAGAATAAACAAATATTGCCGACTGAGAATTTGCCTTGGGCGACTATTGTGTTGCCGGTGATCTCTAGCGGCATTAGTGGATTTGGTTGGTCAAAGCCGTTTTTGGTTGAGGGCAGTTGGGTGATGGGTTATTTCCGTGATGGAATGGGAAAACAGGAACCGGTGGTGCTTGGCAGTTTACCTGGTTATACAATTGCATATGGTGATCCAAAGATTGGCTTTAGCGATCCTAGACCACGTGAGGATAATGAAGAGCTTTCCGTTTATCCTTTATATACAAACGAATCTGATGTTTCACGTATAGCGGTGGGTGATGAAGAAAAGCCGCATCCGAGCCGAGCCGTTATGCAGGCTGCACGTGTAACCGGTATAACAAGTGTCAATACAACTTGGGATCAACCAGCCATACCCGGCATATCATCTTATCCATACAATAACACATATGAAACAGAAGCCGGCCATACATTTACATTTGACGACACACCCGGTAATGAACACGTAACACTTAGATCAAACACTGGCTCATATATCACAATGGATAGCAATGGCAATGTGATCTCATATACTAAGAATAACAGCTATAGCATTACAGAAAACAATAGTCATATATACATACAAGGTGAATGGAATGTAACAGCGAATGGAAATCTAAACATACATAGCAATAACAATTTAAATCTATTTGCAGCCGGGAATATGAATTTAACTGCCGGTGGCGCAGTGGCCATCAGTGGCGCAACAATTGATCTGAACTAACGAAGTATACCAAAGCCGGCCGGCCATATAATTTAAAAGCCAAGCAGTAAACTATAATGACTCAATAACGGTATCCATTATATAACGGCTTCGTATATAAGGTGGGTGGGGGCAAATCTATAGAGCTTTATGTAGTATCTTTAGTTGTAAAAATTTTTTCGACTATTTTTTTTCTTCGTATATCGTGTCAAATGCTATTGTGATTCTTTCACTGTCACACGGCTTTGTATAATGATTGATATAACTAGAGAACAATACAAGTAAACCATTCTCTGGTTGTAGTATCATTTCTTTTCGTGTATAGTTGTTTTCTACGTTATATTTACAATCTACCATACGATATATGTTCAATGGATTTTCAAGTATTAATGGACTTGTTTTATCATTTACAACAGGATAATAGACTCCACTGATTACAGATAGTTCGTGGCGATGTGGAAGTATCATACCATTGGATTGCGTGATATTAAACCAAGATGATGATATACTTACTTTTGGTATACCTATTGTGGAACAATACTCATATACTTTGTTTTGCAATACTGTTCCGGTAGAAATAAAGTTTGTTTCATTTAACAATGTTTCAGTATTGTCAAAGTAACTTGTTATGCCATTATGTACTAATGGTTCTGATGTATTGATTTTTTTATAATTGCGTAGATTGGTTACAAGGGTTTCGTTGTTTATTTCATCGGCTGTTATATTATATAAACCAATGGGTATACTAAATCCAGGAACGACCATAATTAGATTTTAGTTACACCACGACTCTTTTGCAAGACCGTAATACTCTCGTGCGTATCCATTTTGTATTAATAATACACGTAACGATTTACCATCTATTAATACATCACCTAATACACGTCCACCAAACTTATCCCAATCAGATATGGCGATTTGTATTTTCTTGCCGTTAGCAATTGTTTTCTTTGTAAATTCAGATGCGGCTAGACCTTTAGCGTTTTCAGATTCACATTTAGCACGAAATCCTTTTTCTGGCGTATCCACACCATAGACACGAATCAGTAATTCTTTTTTAAGTGGATCGGGTAGAAACTTCGCTTCAAAACCTACAGTATCACCATCTAATACTCTTGTTAATTTATAATCATATACTTTCATTTCTACTTGCTTCGCCAGCGCCAAAGAGGGTAGAAACATACATAACAATAATAATATTTTCATATGTTCTAATATATCATCATTTAATCATTTTGTCAAGTGCTTTTTATAGATATCCAAGGATAGGTAAATGCCGTTACTAAATGAATTTGATTATATGTTATATTCCAGGCACATTCTATCCACTCTCTTTCATAATCATATTCCTGAAAATTGCCAGCATTATACTGAGGTTCGTTTTGTCTGTCTGTGTACATACTATTATTTAGACAATAGTTTCTTTATTTCTTCATACCAATAGATACCACTATCTCTTAATTTTTCATTCGAAGTACGTAGTTTTTCCATACGTCTTTTAAAATAGGCCAGTTGAGTACGATTTAATAAATCTTTATTCTCAACATAATTAATAATATGGTCTATATCAGGACAAGTAAAGTCAGGTATCTTTGGTGCTTTTTTCTTTAAAGTTTTTAAATTAGGTTTTCTTTGTTTTCTACCAACCACGTTTTCTCCTACCTTTTAACGCTAACAGTTTAAGTTTTTTTAATTGTTTTAGTCTTTTTAAATAGCGTTTTGTTTGACAAAAGATAGAGATGTAAATATATCCTAAACCAGCAATGATACTGGCAAGTATGATTAATCCTACGTATAGATGGTTCATTTATACCCTTTGTTGTGTCAAAGGGTGCCTAGCTTCCTAGGCACCTGAAATATAGATTGTTATTATTCTTCGTCTGTTTCGTCTATTTCTTCTTCTTCTTCATACGAAACACTTATCTTATCTTCTAAGTCGTATAATAAGTCGTCAATTTCAGATTGCTTTTCTTTTATAGATTCAATGATATCTTCAGGAGTTACTATTTTCTTTTTTTTAGCCATAAAACTCCTATGTTGTTGGCAATAGTATTTATAAATAGTAGTGCTCAAATTAAAAAAGAAATATGGCATATAATCGTAGTCTTATAAAAATTAGCCCTAAAACATTTCCTGATCAATTTAGAAGTTCAGTAAATAGAGAAACGGGTAAAATACTAGACGAATTAGTTTTAATAGATTCAAGTAAATTATCTACTACAAATTTAAATTCATCAATTGATAATAAATTATCTGTAGTAGGAGTGGCTTCAACAATTATACCTACAACAACAGGTGTAAGTGATTTAGGAAGTTCAACTAAAAAATTCAGAGCTTTAAATTTAAGTTCTAATATTACTGCGGCAGGAACATTAAATACTTTTGGTACAGTAGAAATAAGTGGAAATACAATTCGCTCTACAGATACAACCTTATTAACTATAAATGATAATTTAACAGTTCAAGGCGCAGTGAATGCAACATCAGTTGTATCGTCAGGTTCAGTATCAGGAACAACAGGTGTTTTCAGTGGAGCAGTTTCAGGTACAAGTTTTACAGGAGCAGTTTCAGGTGCAGTTACAGGTAATGTAACAGGAAACGTATTAGGAAATTTAACAGGTAACGTAACAGGAAACGTACAAGGTAATTTAACAGGTAACGTAAATGCTACAACAGTAACAACATCAACGGCAATAGTAGGTGGTTCAAATATAAGATCATTTGCTGTGGCTATGGGTGTAGCACTATCATAAATAATCACAATGGCTAAAACATTAGTAAAACAATATTCATTTACAAAAGGCGCAGTAGGAGTAGGAACAGTAAAAATTCCTGGTATCGTATCTCTAAATTCACTACTATTAATTACTAACGTTACACGAAATATTATACTTTATAATTTTGCGGACTCTGCATTTACTGGAACTACAGTTACATATAGTAGAACAAATACTGATCCTTTTACAACTACATTAGATAACACAGATGGAATTACAACAATAACTTTACAAGTAGATACAACTGCACAAAACAATAATGATGTAATTCAAGTTTTTATAGATAAGCCAGAAACTATTGTAAGACCTTGGGAAATGGGTACAGATGCATTTGAACGTACTCGTACAGCAAATCCTAAGTCAATGATTGACGCTGACTTTGAATATGGATTACAACCTACTAAATGGCAGACAATAGATTTATTAAGAGGTTATCCAAGTATATACGAATTACCTGGAACAGACTTAGCAGTATCTTCAGTAACAACTGATGCATCAGTTCCTACCTCAGGAGTAGGAGCAAGTTTAATTACAATTAACTCAGTTGGTAATCACGGATTTACAGTAGGAACACCAGTCTTAGTTAAAGGATATGCAAATACAATTTTAGGATTTAGTAGAGCAGAAGGTACATTTTTCATTAATTCTGTTCCAACAGGAAACAGTTTTACATATTACGCTAAAGCAAAAGTTGGTACAACATTCAATGAAGTTTTATCAACTACATATACACAAGTTAGGAGAGGTGGTTTATATACTGGTGCTACAATTGGAGTTCCCACATTCACATATAGTAACGTTACATCTCCTTCTACAATTACAGTTACTTTTGCTACTGCTCACGGATTAGTTCCAGGAACAAGTCTTACAGTAACACAATCAAGTGACAATGGATCTAATAATCATACTTTAGCTTCTGGACCATTTTTTGTAGAAACAGTTCCTTCCACAACTACTATAACATATACTGCACGTGCAGCTGGAACTATTACAGGAGTAATATCAGGAGCAGTTTATACTCGACCAGATTGTTTTTATATTCATAGACCTTTTGATGGTGGAGTTCAATTAGGTACTGGCGGTCCTCAACACGGAGCACAAGCTATTCGTCAAAGTAAAAAATATGTACGTTATCAATCAGGTAAAGCAATTAATTATAATACAGGTGCTCTTTTTGCTCCTGTTTATGATATTAGATCATTAACATCTACAGGAACAATTGTTGGTAGTACAGTAACATTAACAACTGATGACACAGATCACGGTTGTCAAGTTGGAGCACAAATATCAATATCTGGAGTTACTACAAGTGGTTATAATGGAACATATATTGTTTCAGCAATAACTGATGAAAGAACATTAACTTTTTCAGCTACACAAACATTAGGTGCAACGACAGCAGTTATTGGAAGTCCTTGTACTATGTCCGTATTAAATTGGCATGGTTCTACAGTTCGTGCAGGAACTTTTGATGATCAAAACGGAATGTTTTGGCAATATGATGGTCAACAAATGGCGTTAGGTAGAAGATCGTCAACATTTCAATTATCAGGTGTAGTAAGTGTTAACAGTGATTCAAATGCAGTTACAGGATCAAATACAAGATTTACTCAACAATTAGCAAATGGACAACGTATAGTAATAAGAGGTATGACACACGTTGTTGCAAATATTATTAGTGATACTTCAATGACAGTTACTCCTGACTATCGAGGAGCCGTTAATGCTGTTGGTGTTAAAATATGTAAAACTATAGATTATATTATACCTCAAAATGAATGGAATATGGATCGTTGCGATGGTACAAATGGTCCTTTCAATCCAAGTGGATATCTTTTAAAACCAGATAAAATGCAAATGATAGGTATGCAATGGACTTGGTATGGTGCAGGATTTATAGATTATATGTTAAGAGGTCCAGAAGGTAAATATATTTTTGTACACCGTATAAAAAATTCAAATGTAAATACTGAAGCTTATATGAGAACAGGAAACATGCCTGTTCGTTATGAAGTTATAAATGAAGCTGCAGAATCAGAATTATCTAGTGCAATTAATAGTTCAGTAACAACTTTACCAATAAACGATACAACTTATTTTCCTACTACTGGAACAGTATATATTGACAATGAAATTATTAGATACACAGGAAAGAGTACATCTACAGGACCTGGAAATTTAACAGGTTGTACAAGAGCAACAAATTTATCATTATTTACTGCTGGTAGTTTACGTTCTTTTACAGCTGAAGCTGCTGCTTCTCATAATATAAATGCTGGAGTTATTTTAATAAGTCAAACTGCAACACCAATTATTAGTCATTGGGGTTCTGCTATGATGTCTGATGGTGGATTTGATGAAGATAGAGGATATATTTTTAACTATCAATCTACAAACACAAGTATTAGCACAAGAAAAACATCAGCTTTTGCTATTAGATTAGCACCTACAGTATCTAATGCAATCACAGGAGATTTAGGAGTAAGAGAATTATTAAATAGAGCTCAATTATTACTTCAAGGTATTGAGGTTACAGCAGGAGGTAGTACGAATTTAAACTCAGCTCTTGTAATTGAAGGAGTTTTAAATCCACAAAATTATCCAACAAACCCTGCTTTAATTACTTGGAACACTTTAAACTCAGCAGCTTTTGGAGGACAACCTAGTTTTGCACAAATTGCTACAGGAGCAAGCGTTACATTTAATAATACATTTTCATTATCTACTACTACTTCAGGAGCAGCGGTAGGTGCAACTACCATACCAGTAGCAAATACAACAGGATTACAAATAGGTGATGATATTATTTCAACTTCTGTAACGAATGCTTTTGCTGGAAATACTCGTATTACAGCAATAAATGCTGGTACAAGTGTTGTGATTAGTGCTCCACTTATTACAGCTTTAACGGCTAGTGCCAATGTTACTTTTTTCCGTAATACTTATGCAGTACCAGGAGAAACTATTTTTTCATTTATTGCAGGACAATCTAGTAGAGACGCTTTAGATTTAGTGAACTTAAAAGAATTAACAAATACACCAATTGGTGGTAGAGGAACATTTCCAAATGGACCTGATGTCTTGTTTATAAATTTATATTTAACTCAAGGATCTCCAATTTTAGGTAACGTTATTCTTCGTTGGGGTGAGGCTCAAGCGTAATTCGTCCACTTCTTTACACCAATCAGTAATTTCATCTTCAGCCATAACGTTAGAAAAACCACTATATCTTACTAAAAATATTTTTTTACCCCACGCATTTAAACCCATATGTTCTAATTCGTGTTTTACAACAGATGTTTTCACAGGCAACCTATTATACAAGCAGCTTCAGCATACTTTACAATATATTTTGCACCTACGTAAAATAAAATATATGAACCAGTTACAATAGAACCAGCTAATAGTAGAGATTTAACATCATTTTTAGTCATTTTTTTATTTTTGTTGTTAATATACATATAATATACACTGTATTTTTCATTAAAACAAGGGTTAAATTGGTATTTTTTAAAGAAATATGTCAATAAAATCAATGACTTATCTATTATGATTAAAAAAATCAAACTAAATAGTAAATATATGATTGATTTTGACAAAATTGATGATTTATCATTTATGATTGATGATATTGATTCGAAAAAACGAAAAAAGGTAAAAAATTATGGCAAAAAAAGTAAAAGGAAATACAAATTCCTCAAAAAAAGATAGTACACCTAAAAAAACAAGTATAGGTCGTGGGCACTTCAGTACAAAAACATTAAACAAACATAAAAAAAGAAGTTTAAAACCTTATAGAGGTCAAGGTAGATAATGCCAGCAGTTTGCAGACAAGGAGATACTCTTACTACTGGACATTCTTGTTCAAGTACAACAACTTTAGACGTACCAAGTCAAGGTACAGTAAGAGCCAACGGAATATTAATTGCAAGAGTTGATGACGTAACAGTTTCTCATTCTGCCCCTCCCGCACCTCCTTGTCCCAATCACGTTAGATTTGTTAATATGGGCTCTTCTACAGTTAGTGTTGTAGGTAAATTTATTGCAAGAATAGGTGACTCAACAGATTCAGGCGAAATGATTACAGGTTCTGCTAATGTCTTTGCTGGGTAACGTATAAATATTGTAATATGCCAAATTACGATGCATCAAGTACAGTTTCCTTAAACAAAAGTAAACGAGCTACTAGATTATATAAAGATTTAGATTTAGATTTCGGTCGTAATTTAGTAACAAATGATGTTAATAAATTGACTGATGTTGAAGCTGTTAAAAGAAGTGTTCGTAACTTAATTAACACATCACACTTTGAAAGACCTTTCCATCCAGAGATAGGTTCTAATGTTAGAGCGATGTTATTTGAACCAATGACGCCGTTAACTGCATTGAATTTGCAAAGAAAGGTACAAGAAGTATTAATTAATTTTGAACCTAGAATAAGATTAGTTCAAATATTAGCAAGACCTGATTATGATAAAAATTCTTATGATTTAAGAATTATGTTTTATGTTGTAGGAACACAAGAACCGGTAGAAGTGCAAACATTTTTAGAAAGATTAAGATAAGATGGCAAGTAATAAATTAGAAATATCAGATTTTGATTTTGACAGTATAAAAGCCAATTTAAAAACATTTTTACAAAGTCAATCAGAATTCCAAGATTATAATTTTGAAGGTTCTGGATTTTCAATTCTTTTAGATACACTTGCTTACAATACACACTACCTAGGTTTTAATGCTAATATGTTAGCTAATGAAATGTACTTAGATAGTGCTGACATTAGAAAAAATATTGTGTCATTAGCAAAGATGTTAGGTTACACACCAACTTCAGTAAGAACACCTATTGCAAATATTAATATAGCTGTCAATGATGGAACAGGTAATTCAATTACTATGACAAAAGGAACTACATTTACATCTACTGTAGATGGTATTGGATATCAATTTATAACAAATTCGGATATAACAATTACTCCTATCAATGGAGTTTATAATTTTTCAAACGTATCAATATATGAAGGCACTCCTGTTTCATTTAGATATGTGGTAGATACAAATGACCCAGATCAAAAATTTGTAATACCAAGTTCTTTAGCTGATACATCAACACTTGTTGTTAAAGTACAAAATAGTTCAGTTGATACAACTACATTTACATATTCATTAGCTAATGGATTACAAAACGTTTCAAATTTAACAAAAGCATATTTTTTACAAGAGGCAGAAGATGGTAAATTTGAAGTTTATTTTGGTGATGGAATAATAGGTACATCTTTAATAGATGGTAACATAGTCATCTTAGAATATATCGTTACAAATGCTACAGGAGCCAATGGAGCAGCTACATTTTCTGCAACTTCTACTATAAGTGGATTTAGTAATTTAACTATAACAGTAAATTCAGTTGCACAAGGTGGAACTTCTGCCGAAAGTAAAGAGTCAATTCGTTTCAATGCTCCTTTAAATTATGCAGCACAAAATAGAGCAGTAACTACAACTGATTATGAAACAATTGTTAAATCAATTTATCCAAATGCTCAATCTGTAAGTGCTTGGGGTGGAGAAGATGAAGAAAATCCTGTTTATGGTACAGTTAAAATTGCAATTAAACCATTGTCTGGTTCATCATTAACATCGGCTACTAAAGCAAGTATTGTTACTCAATTAAAAAAATATAATGTTGCGTCTGTTAGACCTGTAATTGTTGATCCCGAAACTACTACAATATTATTAACGTCATATGTTAAATATGATCAAAAGTCAACTACTAAAACAGCTGAAAATTTAAAAACAGATATAGTATCATCATTAACAAATTATAATAATAGTACTTTACAAAAATTTGACAGTATTTTTAGATATTCAAAAATATTAAGATTGATAGATGATGCTGATACGAGTATTGTATCAAATATTACTACAATAAAAATAAGAAAAACATTTACACCCATATTAGAATCTTCAACTAGATACGATATTTACTTTAGAAACCCAGCATATAATCCAGTTGAAGGATATAATGCTTTAAATGGTGGTATTTTAGAATCAAGTGGTTTTAAAATATATGGAGATAGTACAAATGTTTATTTTTTAGATGATGATGGTTTAGGAAATGTAAGAAGATACAGATTGACAGGTTCAGTAAAAATTTATAATGCAACACCACAGGGTACGATTAATTATTTAACAGGTCAAATTACTTTAAATTCATTAAACGTATCAGATGTTGAGGATATTAGAGGAGAACTATCTACAGCTATTGAATTAACTATTAAGCCAAATTCTAATGACATAGTTCCAGTAAGAGATCAAATTATTAATATTGATATTTCAAATTCTACAATCATTGTTGAACCAGATACTTTTTTAGGAGGTTCAGCTGATGCAGGTATAGGTTATACAACAACACCTAGTAACAATTAACAATGACAAAGTTTAAAAACAAAATATCTAACCTGATAAATTCTCAGGTTCCAGAATTTGTATTATCAGAGCACCCTAAATTTTTAGAATTTTTAAAAGTGTATTACACTTTTATGGAATCTGCTGAATTAAATATTACAGGAATTCAAACTACTGATGGTATTGCTTTAGAAGCAGAAAGTCAAGTATTACAAAACATATTATTAGATGGAACACGTATTGAATCAGATAGAACACCAGCAGATGAGGGTGATAAATTAATTTTAGAAAGTTCTTCTTTTGGTAAATTTACTAGAGGTGAAATAATACAAGGACAAACATCAAAAGCACAATCAACAATATTAGCAGAAGATATAGATAGCTCTAAACTATATATTTCTTCTCAAAATAAATTTATAATGGGCGAAACCGTACTTGGTTTAACGTCTAACGCAAGTGCAATTGTAAATAACTATCGTCCTAATCCAGTAACAAATATACAAGAATTATTAGACTTTAGAGATCCTGATAAAGTAATCTCTAATTTTTTAAAACAATTTAGAAATGAATTATTTGCTACTTTACCTGACAAAGTTGATGATAATATTAATAAAAGAACATTAATAAAAAATATTAAATCTTTATATCGTTTAAAAGGTACAAATGTAGGTAATCAAATATTTTTTAGATTATTATTTGGTTTAGAATCAGAAACTTCATACCCTAGAGAACAAGTTTTAAGACTTTCAGATGGTAAATGGAATACAAGTAAAATATTAAGAGGAATAGCAACACAGGGTGATACAGGTTTATTGATAGGTAGAACAATATTGGGTGTAACTTCAGGAACTACTGCCATAATTGAAAACGTATTTAAATTTCAAATTGGTAGTGATGAGATAACCGAATTTGTTTTGAACACTAGTTCTATTTCAGGCAATTTTATTATAGGAGAAGAAGTTAGAGGAACACAATTTGATAATGATTTCAATTTTATAAAAGTAAACGTTACAGGATTACCAAATATTCCCGTTATAACAAATTCAGGAAATTTATATACAGAAAATACAGTAATTGATTTAATAAGTGGTGGTCAAGGAGCATTAATACAAGTAGAAAATGTTGGTCGTTCAGGATTGACAGATATATTTGTAGAAAATGGAGGAACAAATTACGAAATAGGTGATGATGTAGTATTTAATAATGCAAATACTAATGGTGGAGCTGCTGTTGCTAAAGTTTCAGTTGTAAATGGTGGATTTACACAAGAAGAAAGTTCAAGTTTAATTGACGATCATATTATTTTAGAAGATGAAACTGTTAAAGGTGATTTATATGTAGGAAATAAATTTGTACAAGAATCTAGCACTGGAAATAAAGATATTACTGATGTTAGACTTATAAATCCAGGTTATAATTATTCTAATTTACCTACAGCAACTGTAAATAGTTTTTTAGGTGCTTCTGCCGTATTAAAAACATACAGTCCTAATATTGGAAAAATTTTATCATTAAAAATAGTAGAACCTGGTAAAGGATATCAAAATTCTCCTGCTCTTACTTTAAATCTTCCAGTTAATCTATTTTATTTAAATCGTGCAGGAACATTTTTAGTTGGAGAAACTGTATCTGCTTTAAGTAACGATAATTCTACTATAATTACAGGAACATTAAGATCTCAAAATAGTGGAATAAACGTTTTATATTTAAATCCTGTATCTGGTACGTTTAAAAAAAATGCAACTATAACTGGATTAACTTCAGGAGCAACTGCAACAATAAAAGAATTTAATCAAGCAACTGCAACTTCTAATATTGTTTCAGTTTTAAATACTAATGGAACTTATATAAATCAAGACGGACAAGTTTCAGAAAATACAATTAAAATACAAGATAGTTTATTATATCAAGATTTTTCTTATATTATAAAAGTAGGAAGAACAATTAATGATTGGAGAGATAGTTTTAAAAAAACAAACCATTCTGCAGGATTTTATTTTATAAGCACTTTAAATATCGAATCAAATCTAAACGTAAGAATATCATCTCCTGTTGCTGGAATAACTTCAGGCATTATTGATACGCCTATATACAGTGTTGTCAACACGTTATTTGCTACAATTTTTGGTAGAAGATTAGGAACATTAACAGATGGAACTTCTTTAAGAGCAAATGCTAATAGAGGAGTAGCAGCAGATTTAAATCCTGCAACAATTGAACATTTTACACCTAATACTAGAGATTTAACTTTAATATCAAAAAATAATTTTAACTTTGTTTTGAAAGAAAATACAAATATAAGAAATAATGATACAAGATTTGGTAGAGCTCTTAGTATTAATTTAAAATCATTGGATTCTTTGTTATTAGATCAAAATTTTTCTACACAAATAGATTTACAACAATTAAGTTCAGTTACACTTATAGGAACTAAAAATGTTGCAATAGATGGTGAATCATTAAATATGGGAGATTTTCTATTTAAAAATAAAACGTATTTTACAATACCATCTGAATCAACAAGAGATTTAACAAATGGAGCAGATACTTTTGATGAAGATATCAACACTTTTGATAATACTATTGTAACAACTGACGCCACTCCTGTTCCTAATCCGGGTATATAAAGTTTATGAATAAGTATATAAATAGTCGTATAAATAATATAAAAGGAATTACAATTGTCTAAACAATCAGTTAATATTGGAAGTGTAGCAAACGACGGTACAGGTACAACACTACGTGCTGGCGGTAATATAATCAATTCTAATTTTACAGAACTATATAACAATTTAGGTGACGGTAGTAATTTAAAAATAAACGTTGCTGGTGCATCAGCTAATAATGTTTTAATATATGATTCGGCAAATGCTAGATTTCAACCTGGTGCTGTGGCAGCTACATACTCACTATTTGTACAAGGTACTTCTGGTGCAGCTCAACTATTAAATAGTGGAGACACATTAAATATATTAGCTGGTACTGGTATTAATACAATATCAGCATCAACAGATACAGTTACAGTTTCAGTTGATAATAGTGTTGTTACTCTTACAGGCAATCAAACTTTAACTAATAAAGTTTTGACTTCTCCTGTTATAAATGGAGGAACAACTCTTACAGCAACATCAACAGAATTAAATTTATTAACTGGAGCAACTGGTATAATTACAGCAAATAATGCAGTAACTTTAACAAATAAAACAATTAATGGATCAAACAATACAATTACAAACATTAATGCTTCTTCTATAGGAAGTGGAAATGTTTCAAATACAGAATTTGAATACTTAGATGGTGTATCAAGTAATATTCAAAATCAATTGTATGTTTTATCTGTGGCATTAGGTTCTTAATATGGCAAAAAAATTACGTCAAAATTATTACTTTCAACCTGGTATACCTTTATCTAGTAATAGAAATCCTATTGCATATGCAAAAATTGTAGCAAATAAAGAATTTATAAAAGATGAAGTTGAGGCATATGTTAATCAGCAAAAGCTGGCTGGTAACGCTCCATACATTGGTTATGTTTTTTCAAGTGCTGCATTACAAAATGATATTGATGCAATTATAGAAGCAGCAATATATGATTTACGATATGATGGTAACGCTTCGACTAGAACAAAAGCTGCAACATATTGGGTAGGTGCAACTCCTATAATTTCTGGTACAAGAGTTCCTGAAACTACTTATATCACTTACTGTAGAAATATTATCAATAATTATATTTTAACAAATACAATATATCCTACATTACAAAGTCCTGTAATGACTACTCAAAATATAAATTCTGGTACAACAGCAGAAGCAGGCGCAACTGCAAAAATTACTACTGGATTTACAACAATCACAGATACTATAACAAATGGATTATCTAGTTTACCTGTTCT